CTGAAGCCCACAGCCGTCCAGCAGCTGCTCCTCGACCGGATTGCCACCGAGGAGTACAACGCGATAGTGAACAACACCGGAGATGGCATCATCTTCATGGTTCTTAAGGCTAGGCAGCTGGGAATCTCCACGATCTCTGACATCACCATCGCCCATCGATCCATGTTCTTCGGAAATACAACTGCCCTGGTTGCAGCTGACGTGGATCCGCGGACGGAGAATCTGTACGAGATGGTGGCGAGGATCTACGACAACCTGCCTTGGTATCTTCGGCCTAAGAGCAATGACCCTAAGCGTGACTTTCGGGTTAAAAACAAACAGATGTCTTGGGGAGATCAAGACTCGGTTATTCGCTTTGGCTCCTCAGCGAACATGCAGGGTGGCGATTCTGGTCAGCAAAAAGGATCCATCGGCACCGGACAAACTCTACCTCTGGTACATCTGAGCGAGCTGGCGCTCTGGGCGAATCCGTGGCAGATTGATGACGCCCTCATGCCCTCTATTCCGATGAGCCCGAGGACATTCGCAATCTTTGAATCAACTGCAAAGGGAAGGGGGAATTGGTGGCATGACAAATGGGTGCTCGCTGAACGAGGTTTGGGTAGACGGAAGCCCATATTCATCCCTTGGTATACAGACCCAGACACATACAAGCTCCCAGCCCCAACAGACTGGGTGCCCTCTGAGCGAGCCACCCAGCACGCTGAACGTGTCGCGCTTAATTCCAGTCGCTGGGTTGGAAAGACTGTTCATCTCACAAGAGACCAACTCTACTGGTGGGAACGCACCCGAGCAGAGTACGCAGAAGGTCGCATCCTCCACAAGTTCTTCGCTGAGTACACCAGTGACCCGCATGAGGCATTTCAAGCTACAACAGTGGGTGTATTCCCTTCTGAGATGGTAGACGACATGCGAAATGCCCTCGGCTCCATGCCGGTGCTGGTCGAGATCAAACCCAAGATGGCCCCACGTGCAGAGCATACCTAAAGACATCCGCCGACTCATCGAACCCGGAATGGGCATGAGTGTGGTAGAGAAAAATGAATGGGACTATGACTGGTGGAATGGACGGCTCCTTATCTGGGAAACCCCTGAACCGCGCGAACAGTACGCCCTCGGTGTTGACCCTGCAGAGGGAGTGGGTTTGGACCGATCAGTCTGCCAAGTCATCAAGCTTGGAACCCTCACCCACCCCGACATCCAAGTCGCCGAATTCGCCTGTGACTACCTCGATCCTATCGACTTTGCGAGTGTGGTTAACACCATTGGCAGATTTTATGGCGACTCTGAGATGGAAGCCTTTGCAACCATCGAAGTGAACGCCCCCTGCGGCGACACCATGATCATGGACCTGCGCCACAAACTAGACTACACCAACCTCTTTGTCTGGAAGGCCTACGACAGGGTCAACAACATCTACACCAACAAGTACGGCTACTGGACGAACAGGACCACCAGACCCAAGTTAATCGCCAGAGGGTTACACGCCCTCATGAACAAAGACTTGGTCATAAACTCTGAATTCCTCTTAGATGAGATGAGCGACTTCCAACAGGACCACTTCATGGCCAAAGCTGAAGCCCGCAGGGGCCGGCACGATGATCGCCTTATGGCCATGCTCATCGGCTACATGGGCGCACACGACGAGGAGTGGGCAGCAGGAGAGGATATCGCAGAGCAGCGCCGTCTCTACGGGATGGCCAAAGACGTGATCAAAACCTCAGAGTCTGTGTCAGGCCGCAAAGCAGACTATCAGTCTCGGCCAATGTCGGCCAAGGCGATGTACGAGGCGGCAGATAGTGCCCTCATGGAGGGCTGGAGCGACGACTAATGGAACTCAAATTCAAAGTCCCGGATGAAACTTTCGAAACCTACGTGAAGAACTTCGGCGTCCCCGGCTGCTACGCTGTCATGCGGAGGGCTGTTGAGACGTTTAAAAATATCCCCAGCCATGATCGTTACATCTTCCTCGCGGGGGATGATCGCAGGGCTGTGGAGGCGGTCTTCCAGACTACCGTGGAATCCGGTGCTGACCTCGCTAAAAAGGTCCAGACCCTCTCCCGCTTTGCCATCGGCGGAGTCGAGATCGAATTCACAGCCGGTGAACTCCAGAGGATGGACATGCAGGCCCAGTTCCACGGCCTCACCCGGGAGAAGTACATCCACAACATGGCAACTGAAATCAAAGATCGCATGCTGGAGGCCGTTTAATGGCTTGCAAACCTTGTGAAGCAGAAGCTAAGAGAAAAGCTGCAAAAGCTGAAGCAAAGGTTGAGGAAATCCCCTCAACCATGCTATCCATAGAATGTTACTGCGGGCTCCGCAGGCTGCTGCCCCCGGGGCTGAAACAGGGAGACAATGTTCATCTCGATCCCTGCCCCAAGTGCGGCAACGCGTTCAACGGTCTTATGGTGGAGGGGGGCATTCAGACATAATGGCTAATTATACTGAACAGGAAAAAGCTGACTTCATTCAGAAGTACAAAGATATTATGGATGCAGCTCCCAAAGATACCCACCAAGCAACTTGCCCTGCTTGTGGTTACTGCCCTCATTGCGGTCGGGGCGGGCAACATTTTGGTCCCTATCCATATATTATCCCTAATCCATATCCTTGGAATCCTTATCCAACAATTGTATGGTGCGGGACACAGACCACTTCAGGTACTACGTAATGGCTACCTGGAATATCAAATGCCCCAAATGCGGGACAGTCTCTGAGGGAATCGAATGCAGCATGTTCAATATCCCTCCTTGCCCGCAATGTGCCACTGAGCAGGTCCTCGCCGCGGGCGGGGGCCGCTACTCTTCGCGCACCTCCAACATCTTTCCATTCACGGTGAATCATGTAGACGGCAAGCCCATGGTCATCAACGACCTCCAGCACCTAAGACAGGTTGAACAGCGCCACGGGGTTGTTTTCTCTGCCTTCTCCAAAGATAACATCAACGACCTTGATCCTATCAAAAACCCCCCGACTTACCGGGAGCGAGAATAAGCTATGTCCGATCCGTTAAGTGACGTCGATCCTCTCGCCCCCGCGCAGCAATACGAAGTTGAAACTCTTCGCTGGATTAAAGAACGCATCCAAGAGGGTGATGCCCTCATTCAAGATGACCCCGCGTATGATGAGATAGACAAGTCCATCTCCTACATCATGGGCGATCAGAACTCCAAGATGCGGCCCTCCGAGTTATCTAACTGCCCCGACAACAGACTCAAGAACATCCTCAACCAAACCGTCGCAGCTCTCACCGACATCCACCCGCTCTTCGGGTTCAGCACTAAAAATCCCGACTTCAAGGAGCAGGAAGAGGTATTGGTTAAGCTCTCCCAAGCATGGTGGGTCAACACATTCGCCGACCTCAAGCTGGCCGACGTCATCAAATACGCTGCAGGCGTTGGATGCGGCTACTGTGAGGTTGCATGGGACTCGTCCATCGGCGGCGGAACAGGCGACATCACCCTGCGCCCCCTCGATCCCAGAGACGTGCTGCCTATTCAGCCAGTCCTTTCCTCTACTATCCAGGATTGGACGGGGGTGATTATCCGCTGCGCCAAGTCTCCGGACGAGCTGAAGGTCCGCTATCCCGACAAGGCCCATCGCATCGCCGCAGACAATCAGCCCTCCATCGTAGCGAGGACGTGGACTCGGGCGAAGCAGGCGATGAGTGCGGTGATCTCCCCCAGCGCCGTGGATCACATGAATCAGTCGAATGGTCCTCGGGGTCGTGCGGTGATCAAGAAGATGCCCACGACGGACGTCTACACAGTCTATCTGAAAGATCGCAGACTCTCTATCGACAACGAACCCCGCATCATGGGCGATGCCAAGACCACGTGGAGCTACACTGTCTACCCCGTAGGCTACGACAAGGTTCCTGACGGCCTGGACTCAGACAACCTCCCCAAGTTCCGCAAAGCCCGAGTTGAAGACTGCAAGCTCTACCCCCGTGGCCGCATGATCGTCGCCACAAAGAACGCCATCCTCTACGACGGCCCCAACCCCTACTGGCACGGGATGTTCCCCGTTGCCAAGCTCTCTCTCGATCCGTGGCCGTGGACCCTTCTCGGCTTGGGTCTTGTTCATGACATCATGCCCCTGCAGGATGCGCTGAATGAAATTCTCAACGGCGTCCTCGATCATGTCCGCAAACTCCTGAGGCCCGCTGTCGTCGCGGATAAAAAGTCTGTGGCAACTTCAGTTTGGGAAAGGCTGGATTCAAGACTCCCGGGGCTGAAACTGAAGACCAACCAAGCGATGGGCAAGGGCGTGGAGTTTGTCTCCCCCGAACCGCTGCCCAACTACACCTTCGACGTCATGAAGTGGCTGGCTTCAGAGATGGATTACCAAGCTGGCACAGCCAATCTCATGGCCCTGTCTCAGCTGCAGCAGATCCCCGGTGAAGACACCATGGAGAAGATGCAGGAAGCTATGGCCCCTGTGCTTCGGCTTAAGGGCAGGTTGCTTGAGTACTTCCTGCGTGAAGTCGGTGAGATGGTGAAGTCCAACTTCTTCCAGTTCTACAACATGCCCCGCCGAGTCTCCATGCTGGGCGTACAGGGCGTCACCTTCAACGACTTCGACTTCGAACCCGGGACGCTTGTACCTGCCATGAGCATGAGCGATGGCAACTACCTGCCCGAACTCGACAAGTCCCGTCCGCGGGCCGAGAGGGCGCAGTGGTATCACAAGAACTTCACCTTCACGATCACGCCCAATAGCTTACTTGCTCAAAGCCAAACCTCCCGCAAGATGATGTATCTGCAGCTCAGGCAAATGCAGCTCGTTGACCGCTGGACCCTCTACGAAGTCCTTGAGGTTCCCAACGGAGGCTCGCCGCCTGGAGATCCGCAGAATATCACAGACCGCTTGGCTGCGGAGCAGATGCTCTTCATGCAGATGCAGATGCAAGCTCAAGGAGCGATGATGGGTATGGAGGCAGCTGGGGCGATGGGTGGCGGCTCTCCATCTGGTATGGGACCGGGACAGCCTGATTCCATGCAGCAAGCTCCGCAGCTTCTGAACAAGAAAGATGGTGATGGGGCTCCTAGGCAGACTCTCTCCACTTCAGGGAGCGGCGGCGGGTAATGCCTCAAAAACCTGTAGATCAAATACCTGGTATTAACCCAGCCGCTGACCCAAATAATTGGTCATTGCGTACTGACCAATCCCGTAAGGGTAGTGGATTTTTGGGTGCTCTTCAAAATACTCGCGGTCAAGCTATGACTGAGTATTCTATCGGAGCTATTCGTATGCCGGATGGATCGATTGTCGATGAAGATCATCCAATGGCCTTTAAAGGTCAGCCTATCGACATTCCCTCCTTTGTGCCTACCCTCTCATCAGATGAACTGCAGCAACTCCTGAATCAACCAGAACATACTCCAACAGCCCCCTCTGTAATTCAAAAAGCAGTTGCCCATGCTAACTTTCGAAGACAGCAGGGAAAACCTTTCTTTGCGCTGCCCGGGGAACAGCGCTTTGATATCCATCCTCAGTTTCCTAGGATGGCAGTTTCTTCGGATGTGCCCTTGGCATCCTCGCGTCAGAATGTAAACCCTGATGCGCTTGCTAATTTGATTACGCAACGGAAATTGCGATAATGCTCGTCCTCGTCCGACACGGTGAAACTGACATGAATGACACCGGAGGGTCTGCAGAGGCCCTTCGGGGTTGGATCGATGTGCCTCTCAATGCTCAGGGCGTAAGGATGGCGCAGAACACCGCGCAGATTCTCCGCGGCCAGCCTGTTCATAGGTTGTTTTCATCTGATCTAGTTCGTGCTGTGCAGACAGCACAGGAAATTTCAGGTGTCCTGAGGATGCCCTTAGTTGCTATGCCCGCCCTGCGGCCTTGGGATGTCGGCACTATGGCTGGGAAGTCAGTCAAGTCCATCCTCCCTGAGATGTTTCACCTCATCGACAACCCAAAAATAAAAGCTCCGGAGGGAGAAAGCTTCCGATCCTTCCTAGACCGCTTCCTTCCTGTCGTGCTACCGTTGGTTGACAGCCCAAATTTGTTTGTTGCTGTCGCCCATGCACGAAACACAATGGTCCTTGAGGGCCTTGCACAGGGGAAAGGCAAGTTCATAGTCGATACTTGCCTCAAGACCGAAGCCTCTGTAGACCCCGCAGGCATGATCCTAGTCAAAAAGGGCTGGGAATATGAGATCTTCAACCCAAAAACGCCGCCCATCATACGCCCTAAACGCGCCGACAAAGCCTCGGTCCTGTATATCCACAAAAATGATTGTACTTACACCTGTGGTGAGTGCGCGTTATTTGTCCCAGACACTCAACGATGTGAAATTCATGGTCCTGATGATGTCATCCGAGACTTTGGAGGCTGCGGACTGTTTGTCATCGGGAAGCCGAAGTCATTAGAAGCCTCTCGGGAGCCCTCTGGGGCTGTTTCTAAGCTCACAAGCGGCTACG